TATGATTTTTTTGAATTTGAATTTCCAGCTGGTACATTGTTTTTATCTTATGTTGAACTAGGCAAAGAGTTTGTTGATTTATACAAAGACCGACTTCCAATAGATTATAACGGGTTTAAAAATTTACATTACTACAGCGGTGAAGCTACTCTTTTAATGAAGGAGTATAATGCCTTTGCAGATGAACAATTTAAACAATGGTTGATAACGCAAAATATTGATCCATACAATAAAAAATTGGGGCACGGAAAAATTCCGTTAGGTAGCGTAGATAATTTTAGTGCGGTATCTGACAAGTTGACTAAATTTAACTATATCAATAAAATTTTAATTAAGGAAGAATAACATGGCAAATAAACCATTTGATGTATCAAAGTTCCGTAAGGACATTACTAAGAGTATTGACGGACTTAGTATTGGATTTAACGATCCTACTGATTGGATTAGCACAGGAAACTTTGCGCTAAACTATCTTATTAGTGGCGACTTTAACAAAGGCATTCCGCTAGGCAAGGTTACAGTATTTGCTGGCGAGTCCGGTGCTGGTAAATCATATATCTGTTCAGGCAACATTGTTAAAAACGCACAGGAGCAAGGCATTTTTGTTATCTTAATTGATACAGAAAACGCGCTCGATGAGGATTGGCTCAAGGCATTAGGTGTAGATACATCAGAAGATAAATTACTTAAATTAAGTATGGCCATGATTGATGACGTAGGCAAAACTATTGCTACATTTATGTCAGACTACAAAGCATTGCCCGACGGTGAGCGACCAAAAGTACTGTTTGTTATTGACTCCTTGGGTATGTTATTGACACCAACTGACATTAATCAGTTTGAAGCAGGTGATATGAAAGGCGACATGGGTCGTAAACCTAAGGCGCTTACGGCATTGGTTCGCAACTGTGTCAATATGTTTGGTAGCTACAATGTAGGTCTAGTATGTACAAACCATACATACGCAAGTCAAGATATGTTTGATCCAGATGATAAAATTTCAGGCGGCCAAGGCTTTATCTATGCTTCCAGTATTGTGGTTGCTATGAAAAAAATGAAGCTGAAAGAAGACGAAGATGGCAATAAAATTTCAGACGTTATGGGTATTCGTGCTGGTTGTAAAGTAATGAAAACACGTTACGCCAAACCATTTGAGGGCATGCAAGTTAAGATTCCTTACGAAACAGGTATGAATCCTTACTCTGGCCTAACTGATTTGGCTGAGAAAAAAGGTCTCCTTAAAAAGGATGGTAATCGTTTGATGTTTGTTACTTCAGATGGCGAAATTATTAAGCAGTTCCGCAAGGCTTGGGAAAGCAATGAGGAAGGCTGTTTAGACAAAGTTATGGCAGATTTTGCAAATCAAAAAGAAACGGTAAGTACTGAAGACACACTAACGGAGGAATAAGAATGTCAGTAGATTTAGCTAAAGAAATTTGGACCGAACTCAAGCGGTATGTTAACACAGTAGATCGTGCGGATGCCGCAGAGACTTTGGTATCAGTGTTGATTGATAATGATGTAGACGCAGATGATATCAAAACTGCATTTAAAACCGACGCAGATGTCAAGGCCGCACTAGCTCATTATATCAAAGATCATCAGGACGAAGCAGATGATGACGAAGATGACGAAGACTATAATGGCTACGACATGGACGACGAGGACGAGGACTATTAACATGATAACCGATGGCGCTGGTCGAGTTGACGGAGTATTTTCTCAAGAAGAACTTGCTAAAGTAGTAAAATATATGTCAAAAATGACCAAGCATTATACCTGTGATACTGGTAATTCATTTTCAGGCATTTCTCAAGACCATATGATGTATCCATGGTTTTGTGAACATATCTTTAATCGTATAAAAGAATTAACGCCGGTTGATGTTCAATTGCTTTTTGGAAGTTATTTGTATGAAACTGCTCCCTTCAAGTTACACAGTGATTACTATCATAGTTCTAAAGGTAAACCTTATATGGCTTTCTTGATACCCATATCAGTTGATGACGACATGACTCAAACAGAAAGAGTAAACACAGTTATTTTCAATGAGGAAGACACTTATGTGGATAATGATGCCGAACATAAATCTTACTCCCCAGAGTTATGGCACAAAAACAGAACCTTTAAAGAAAATAATGCCGTTGGTCATGAGCTGTTAGGGCATTTACCCAAAGAAGATCTAGAATGCTTGACTATTAAAACTGTGGCCAACTGGCGTCTTGGTAGTGTAATTTACTGGGATGAACGATATCTTCATTCTAGTGATAACTTTGTTCAAAATGGTGTAACTTCAAAACAAGCATTGGTAATTCATACGTATGTGGTATAGTAAAGTTACTGCAGATTTAAGCGCAATTCCAGATTTTATTGCTCACTACGAGAAAGAATTGGAAGATGCTCGTCGCGACTGTAGGGTAGGTGGTGTTGTTGAAAAAAACATCACCAACTTACCTGGAATCACCGAACATAGGTTTAATCAGCTTCAGGAAATTGAAGCTGTATTAAATTTCCTTAATATTCAACTTAGAAAAATTCGTCGTAAGCATTTCCAAAAGTATCTAGAAGGCTACGCTCGTGCCTTGACCAGCCGCGATGCTGAAAAATACGTAGATGGCGAAGATGAAGTGATTGATTTTGAAACTTTAATTAATGAAGTAGCGTTGCTGCGTAATAAATTTTTAGGTATAATGAAAGCCATGGAATCTAAAAACTTTATGTTAGGGCACATCGTTCGTTTGAGAGCTGCTGGCATGGAAGATATAAGTGTATAATGTTTAAAAACGCAGAAGAAGCTCACAAACACAGTTTAACAACTCTTAAACAACTATACGAATACGACGACTTTATGGCGTCTATTAAGACAGTGGTTGATCTAGGTTGCGGTCCAGCAGGTTTAGATCTTGAATGGTGGGCTACAGCTACCATGCGAGATGATCGCGCCACTCCCTTGGGTATCCAATGCCACGGAGTTGATACTATTCAAACTACAGCTACCGCTCGCAAATACAATAATATTCAATTCCACTGTCAGGATTTTGAAGGCGCCATAGACACTCCTCTTGAAAAATATGATATCTTATGGTGCCACGATGCCTTCCAATATGCTGTAAATCCAATTCAAACTCTAATCAACTGGAGATCAATTTCTAGTAAAGGTGCGATGTTATATATTGCTGTGCCTCAAACTACCAACATACACCTGAAAGATTTAGATTTTACACAACATGATGGCTGTTATTACCACCACACCATGGTAAGCCTGATCCATATGTTGGCCTTAACAGGTTGGGATTGTCGTAGTGGATTTTTTAAAAAAACTCCTACGGATCCATGGCTCCATGCGGTAGTGTATAAAAGCGATCAAGAGCCCAGAGACCCAAAAACTACCCGCTGGTACGATTTAGTTGATGCGGGATTACTTCCGGATACCGCAGATAAAAGTATCCAAAAAAAGGGCTTTTTGGACCAGCGTGATCTGGTACTACCTTGGTTAGATAAAAACTTAATTTGGCTAGGACAACAGTAAGTTAGCAACTACTAACTACCCAAAAATGCCCGTTTTTAGGGCATTTTTTCTGGCGGTTGACCATTAAATCCTACTTTGCTATACTAGCTATAGTTTAATAAAAGTAGGAGCTAAAAATGAAATTTGAAATTGGTACAAAAATTATCTGGAAATGTGCTGCTGGCGAGTTAACTGGTACAATTAAAAACATTGTATTAAGCCCAAATGCCGCAGATCAAATTATTCCTTGGATCATTGTTAAGGATATAGTGAATATACATACAGGTAAACAGCATAGTAATACTCAATTATGTGCTAGCCATTCAGGATTGCTACAGTTAAAAATTACAGCGGTTGACGAAGAATTCGCTTAATTGTATAATCATTACATAAACTTAAAAAGGAGCTAAGATGTCAACAATCTTAATTAAAAATGGTTCGTATCGCGGTACTCAAGTCAGCGGTATGATTTTTGAACTTGTAAAAGGTTTTCAAACAGGAGCCAAAGGGGGCTATGTGACTGTAAAAGCAGATGGCTATTTTGGCCCAGATTTACCAGATGTGGTTCGCGTCAACGTACCTTCCATTGAAGATATTGAATTTGTAACTGGCGAGACTACGATCCAACCTAAGGTGGAGGTGGTTGCCCAAGAAACCGACGAAGAGGTTATGAATCGTATCGAAGAAAGATTTGAGATTTTACATCAAATGACCCGTGCCACAATCTCAGGCGACGTTCGTGCTATGATTGTAGTTGGGCCTCCTGGTGTAGGTAAGAGTTATGGTGTAGAATTTGAACTTGAAAAATCTGGCCTGTTTGACAAAATTTCAGGCAAAAAAATCAAGTACGAAGTAGTCAAAGGTGCCATGACTCCAATTGGCTTATACTGTACTCTATATCGTCACTCAGATGCCAACAACGTCCTAGTGTTTGATGACTGTGACTCGGTATTCCAAGACGAGTTGGCACTCAACATTCTTAAGGCCGCATTGGACTCAGGTAAGAAACGTAAGATCCACTGGAACTCAGACAGCGCAATGTTGCGCCGTGAAGGTGTACCTGATATGTTTGATTTTAAAGGTGGAGCAATCTTTATTACCAATTTGAAGTTTGATAACATCAAAAGCAAAAAGATGCAAGACCATTTAGAAGCATTACAATCACGTTGCCACTTTTTGGATTTGACCTTAGACACAATGCGTGATAAGTTTTTGCGCATCAAGCAGATTTTCCGACAAGGACAACTGTTCAATGACTATGATTTTACACCAGAACAAGGTGATGAGATCCTAGCATTTATGGATGCTAATCAAAATCGTCTGCGTGAGATGAGTTTGCGCATGGCACTGAAACTAGCAGACTTAACCAAAGTATCTAAAGATAATTGGAAGGCATTGGCTGTTTCGACTTGTATGAAAAATTCCTAAGGGGATTTAAAAAGGTTAAATAGTAACAGTAGCTCCTGGGTAGTGCAAACTACCCACTTTATACAGGCACTTAGGTGCCTGTTTTTTTGACGCTTTTTATATAAGTATGTTATAATATCCATATAGAAGAAATTAAAATCCAATAATGTTTGACAATATAAAAGCCACCGATGTTGACATCGTAATAACCAGTGTTCCTTGGACTGGTACTACCATTCCATTGATGGCTCCGAGTATACTAAAAAATATTGCAATAGAATCAGGATTTACGGCTGTTGGATTGGATCTAAATGCAACTGTGCTAGAGTGGTCAAAAAAACATCCTTACAAAAATAAGGTATTAGATTTTTTTCATAACGAAACATACCATCCTGAAATTACTGATGACCTATTTAATTTATACCAACAATTTGTAGACAAACTGCTAGAACACAATCCTAAAATTATTGGCCTGTGTTTGTTTTCTTACATAAGTCAATCAAGTGCCAAATATATTTGTTATTTTATAAGAAAACTTGCCCCAGAAATACGTATAGTAATCGGCGGCGCCGGATGTTTTGATACACTGGCAGGAAGTACTTCAACCTTTGCTGAAAATTTGCTGTCGGCTGGATTAATAGATTTCTTCATACGCGGCGATGGTGAAAACGCATTTAAGGAATTTCTCAAAGGAAATTATTCTTTTCCTGGTATCAATTCTCTTAGCTGGAAAGAACTTACCAAAGAAGATCTGGAAGGATTTTCCTATCCAAATTTTGATGATTACGATTTTAGTCTGTATGAACTAGATGCCATACCTATTATTGGCAGCAGAGGATGTGTGCGACAATGTAAATTTTGTGACTATATCGAGCATTGGAAAAAATTTGAATGGCGCTCTGGACAAAATATCTTTGATGAAATGCTACATCAAAATCAAAAATACGGAATACGAACTTTTAAATTTCAAGACAGTTTGATCAACGGCAATCTTAAAGAATACAAAACATTAATCAAATTGTTGGCAGAACACAACCAAAAAAATCCAGACAACGCATTTAGCTGGTCTAGTTTTTTTATTTTTAGATCAAAAGAAACGTTTGGTGAAGAGTGGTGGAGGCTGACTGCTCTAAGCGGAGCTCAGTGGCTCAATGTAGGAATTGAAAGCCTGTCCGAACCAATAAGATATCACATGGGAAAACATTTTACCAATGACGATATTGATTTCAGTTTAGAAATGGCTAGAAAGTATAATTTAAAATTTATTTGGCTCCTAATAGTAGGTTATGTTACCGAGGTAGAAGCCGACATAGAATTTGCGGCACAATGGTTCAGGGATCATGTTGCTTACAAAGATTTAATGAAAGTTCAACTTGGCGGAACATTGGGAATATTCCCCAACACTTGGCTGGATAGAAACAAAGAACAAATAAATGTAATATTGTTCGGACCACCCTACCAAAAATGGAATAACACCGCTACCGGCAGTACACCAGAAATTAGATATCAATGGAACCAGTATCTATTCGGTATCTGCAAAGAGCTAGGGTATGATCTATTAGATGATATTGACAATCACTATGTCTTAGAAATGATGATGAATGAAAAAGTTTAACCAAAGTTTGTTAGAGCTTCATTTAAAATTTACAGCAGTCAACGGCGAGTTTATGGATTTATCGATCACTCATGACGGCAAAGAAACAAAGGTTGTTCCAGAAGAAAATAAAATTATACAGATAAACATAACATTTCCTACCGAAGTAATATTAACAACATCCAATAAAAATATGGACAAGGATACTTTGATAGATGAAAATGGCAAAATACTACTAGACAAACATATTGTATTAACCAAGTTAATTGTTGACCGCGTAGAAGTTCCAGATTTTTGCCTGGTTAGATTGCCAGTATCATCATCTGGCACCAGGAACTCGTATTTTGGATTCAATGATCAATTCCGATTAAGTTTCATGGAAAAAAACTCCTTTTATTGGTTACTTGCAACTAAAAGCGCCAGTTGACATTTGTTGTAAGTTGTGTTACACTGATAAGGTACATGAGAACAGCAACAATCATAATCAAAGACGAAGTAAACATCAAGATAGAGGGGCTTGAGCTGGACGCAAGGAAGAAGCTGGTTAATACATTCAAATATGAAATTCCAGGCGCCCGTTACCAACCAGCTGT